GGGGGGGTTGGAAAGACCATCCGACAGTGAAAAGGCTGGAGCAGAAAATAAATGGGCTTATATTGTGGCAGCACAAACTGAATCGGAGTTTTGGGAACGAGTTGAAGAATGCGATCCTCGTGCTATGGCATGCAATTATGGGAATCTGGCAAAGTACTGTGACTGGAAATATAGACCGGTTCTGGCTGCATACGAACATCCACAGGGAATTTCTTTTATCACGGAACAAACGGCGGATATTAACAGATGGGCTACAGAAAACGTTAGACGAAACACAGATGGTAAGTACATATTCATGCCGACCCCCGCTTTACCACCGGGGGTAATATTTCATCTCTAGCGATTATAGATGAATGCTAATTATACAGAAAGAGTTAAATCTCTCATATTATGGGGTCCCTCAAGAATGGGGAAGACAATATGGGCAAGAAGCATTGGAAAACACGCATACTTCGGGGGACTGTATAGCTTGTCGGAGCCAACCGAGGGGGTAGAATATGCAGTATTCGACGACCTACAAGGAGGACTAGATTACTTCCATGCATACAAATTCTGGCTAGGTTGCCAAAAACAATTCTATGCGACAGACAAATACAAAGGCAAGAAGCTAATCACATGGGGACGACCAAGTATATATATCGGGAACTACGATCCACGGGAAGACAAAAACGCCGACAAAAGTTGGCTAGAAGCAAATTGTATATTCATATATATAGACAAACCTATCGTTCGTGCCAATACGTAGTGGCATCGGAACCAATGCTCAAATTAACACCCTCACTATCATTAACACATTGAAATATGTCCATAACATAAACATCACCAAAACTGCGAAGAGCACTAGATGAAACAGGTTGAGGAAGGACATCCTTCCCGTCTTCGGTATCATCATAAATAATGCTTTTACGAACAGGGTGCCATCGTTTCGTAATCAATTGTACACCAGCATCACTATTAGAAGCGATACGGGTAGTACGGTCATGCAACACACGGATCTTCTGAGTATTAACAGAAGCTGTAATGGGATTGGACCAATCAACATCCCGAGAGCCGCGGAACACAACAGTGTAGAGTTGAGTCATAATTAAACCAGCCATGACCGGATCGGTAGCGAGAGTCGCCGGCTCAACACGTTGAAAAACCCGGCGATAACCACCAGCGTCAGCCTCACCGTTATTCATCGGATACTGGGACTGAGTAGGTAATCCAGTGGGATCGCGGAACTGCCAAACATACGGCATATGAGCAGCAAACACAATACGGCGCCAACGCCAGTCGGATGAATCGGATGTCGCAAATCGAAGTCGCTCGTTAAACCCAACATAAAAAACCTCGTCATCTTCACGTGACATATCCGTAGGTAACTCCGAATCAAATGAACGCTTGAAGCGCATCGAAGGTGAAAAAATAAAAACATGCGGTGTGAACCCGAGAGCAGGAATATTAAATTGAACAACTGAAGTAACCGTGGTATCACCAGGACTGCGAACAGCCGTAAGCATAGTATCCTTCTTCTTCTTAGAAGAAATATTAACTATTCGTCGGCGGGAGGTAAACCGTCCGCCTCTTCGAAAAGTACGGCGACCAGATCGTCTCGTACCGCCGCGACGGAATGAGGAACGCCTCGTAGTCGCAGAACGGCCGTAACGACGGCGTGAAGCGAATCGAACTCTGCGACGATAGAATGCCATTGTTTCATGATTGGTGGAAATAAAAAACCAACAAAAGTGGAGTCGAGTAGTGGATGTTGGTACCACCGAAACCAACAAACCCACTCAACAAAAGTAAGGGTCCAGAGGTGGTATAAATACCAGAGGTGGGAGTGGCCGGATGGACAGAGTAGACTATAATATTAATTTCGTCTACTCCCAGCCATGACCTTCAGATTCAAAGCAAAATATGGACTGCTTACATACGCACAATGCGGAAATCTCGACCCTTTTAAAATTGTCACACGACTTAGTGAACTGGGAGCTGAGTGCATCGTGGGACGAGAAAAACACCAAGATGGCAACACTCATTTACACGTATTCTTCCATTTTGAAAAAGAATTTAGCTCCAGATCTGAACGAGTGTTCGATGTCGACGGACATCATCCGAATATCGTCCGTTCAAGAGGAACTCCAGGAAAAGGTTGGGACTATGCAACAAAGGAGGGCGATATTTGTGCGGGGGGGTTGGAAAGACCATCCGACAGTGAAAAGGCTGGAGCAGAAAATAAATGGGCTTATATTGTGGCAGCACAAACTGAATCGGAGTTTTGGGAACGAGTTGAAGAATGCGATCCTCGTGCTATG